ATCATTATATAGTTTTAACGATTCTAACTGAGAACCACTATTGCTTAATAACTTCTTTTCTAAATTTAACTGAGTTTCTGTTTCTTCAATTAATTTTATCTTAGCCTCAATCTCTGAGCTCAGAGCATTACTACCTTGCAAATTAACCAGATCAGCATGTAATTTAAATAATTCCTGACCTAACTTCAATGATGTTTTGTGGCTACTGATACGTGCCGATGATAATTTCTCTAATTCCGATTCGGAATTTTGAAGTTTCAATGATATTTGTTCTTGTAGACTTTTTCCTTTTAACTGTTCATTAAGCTTATCTTGTTGTGTTTTATATACTTGCCCCAAAGATTTGGCTATATCCACATTGTTCTGTTCAGCGACAGTTATTTTGCGTAAATCGCCCAGTGTTTGTCCGATTTCCGAGTTTATATCAATTAAGTTCTTTAAGTACTCTCTTGAGGCCGCTGCGGCCTTTTCATCAAATGGTTGTGCTGCCATATAATATATAAATATGACAACTATATCATTTTACACTAAAAAGGCCTGTCTACTTTACCCGACTTTTTAGTGGGTTCTTTGTAACTATCACTTTCTTTGTTCTTTATATTTGCTAATTGAGCATAATAAAAATTGCGCAAAAACACGGGTAATTGATACGCAATTTGTACATTTACAGCTCCTTGCGAGAAGTAACTCAATTCAAATATTTGACTGTGAACTTGTACCTTATATTCAGGACTCAGGCCAAAAAAACTGTACCGTCATAGGTACATCCATCCTTTCCACCTCACCACAGTGTTCACATACAAAGTCAAAACCCATATCCAATTCAGGCGCAATTGTTTTAACATAAGATCTCAACGCCATACTGTCCTTTGATAGTAGCTCATTATCAACAAACTTATTAATAGCCGCTATATCAGGCTTTCCATCAATACTGACGATCAGTTTTTTAAGTCTAGTAGTAACTTCGGTGCTAGAATGTTTTTTAATCTTGGTTAGAGCCTTAATATCACGATCAATACTTTCTTGATCACCTGACGTAATCAGTTTAAACGTGATCCGTCTCTTGCTGAATGGAAACTCAAATTCAAATTCGTTGGTACCTTTTTGAAACTTACTAAAATCCGTTTCTTTTTCATTTAATGTGCTTAAATCAATATAAGTTTTGTTTTCGGTATTACACTTTTTACATTCAATCTTTACTGGTCCATATTTATCACCATATGCCAATCGTCTAGCAGCGATAAATAAAGAATTTTTATCAATCATTAACAAGTCTTGAGTTCTTACGCCGGGCGTAACAATTAGACTTTCCATCAATTTATCCAATACGGTACCGTTTTTGATGAAATTTTCATTGGTCAGAATATCTTCTTCCCTAGCAGTCATCATCTTTAATTCAATGGTTCCTTTGCTCAATGGATTAGATTCATCATAAAAATAACCCTTTGATGGCAAATCAATTGTTTCAGATGGATAACTTGTAGCTACAGGTGTGGGAGCAGCTGAATGTTGTTGTTTTAATTTTTGAATAATAATTTCGTCACTCATAACTTTATAACAATATATAGAACATTATATAACTTTTCAGTTATTATATTTAACGTGGCGTTGATTGTACTGCAACTTTTTTACTATCCACCGAAGCCTTCTTTATTTTTACATTTGCCTCAGCTGCAGCTTTTTCCTCTGGAGTCGTAGCCGATGATAAATTATCATTTGCTTTTTTTAAATCTTCTTCAGCACCGTCGAGTTCCGCATTTCGAAGATCCTTTTCAGCTGCATTTCTTTTTTCTTTGGCAGAATTTATTTTATCTTCGTCTTCTTTTAAGATACCCACAATCAATTTCTTTAATAGCTTCTTTTGCTTTTCTGTCAATTTACCACTGGTGTTACCCAATTTGTTGTTTAATATCTTATGTATCTTGGGATTATAACTACCAAATAGATCCACGATAAATGCTTTTTGTTGTTCGGGATTTAATGTTGTATACTGAGATCTTAATTGACTTGCACTTCTTGCTGGTAATCCTAATACTGTAAAATCTGTTGTTGGCACTGTAATTAAGTAACCGTGTTTAATTGCTGGTTCCAATTTGCTTTCATTTTTTGGCATTGGCTGCAAATACGAAGGAGATCCATCTTTTTTGACAAAGTTCTTGAATCTTGGATCTTCAGCCATATCTTTTTGACTAACCGCAAAAATAATACTGTCACGTTCTACATTGATTGGTATCTGACTTGATACACTTTGCAGATTATAGTTGTTTTTGACATTTAGTATTTTATTGGATGGTATACCAGTTGCCATCATCATTTCTTTTTTCTCATCAAATGAAAAAGGTGACTTTGGCAATTCAACTACTCCGGTGGTTGTTATGTATACGTCATTGCCACCAAATTTGGTGCTTAAATAGTTATATACACCCTTGTGACCTGTGTGAAAAGGATGAAATCTACCAGGATAAATGACGAATACTTTCTTGCCCATTTGCATATGTTAATAAATAGAAAACCCCACAGATAAATGTGGGGTTCTTTTTAATTTGGTTACCAAATCTTAATACTGAAGAATTGCGTAATCGATTGATATTGTTAAACTAATCATTTGAGCGGCACCATCATCGCTCCAATCCATTTCTTGGAAATCAGCGCTTGTGATGAATGCACCCTTTAGTGTCCATTCTTCCACTTTATCGCCGACGGGGCCAAGAACGTTAATAGTAAGATCTTTTTTATAGAAATCTTGATAACCATCACGACCAGTAACTGATTCGTGATGCAAACGAACCCACTCCATTACTGCTTGAGCACCAGATGGTACAATTGGATCATAAAGTTCCATAGTAATTTCATCCCAAACACTCTTGCCCTTGTAGTAACTTTTTGTGTTCATATGGTCAAGTTCTTTTCTAGCTTGTGTCAGCTTAGGACGATTGACCTTTTTAATAATGAACGATGGAATACCATCGGCGTAAAGAATAAAACGATTTTTTACTTTTGGTTCGTAAGCTGTAGCGAATATTTCACTTGGATTTAGTAGTTCTGCCATATTTTTACCTTATGTTATTGATTATAAATATAAAACGATTTATATTTTAATTAACTTTTTTTAAATATGACTCAAATTTTTATCCGTGATATTATTTATCGCGTCTTTTAGTTGATTAACGTACCCACTGGATCTCAAAAGTTTGAACACTAAGTTTTCTGTGCTGTATTCTCCACTTTTATCCAATCCAGCTTCACGCATTTCATATAACCGCTTTACCAAACGTTTCAATTTGTCTAGATCTTGTTCTTTTACAGCCGTATTAATAAATGTTACATATTCTTTATATTTCTTTGAAATAGTAGCTTTATCAATCTGTATGTCTTCTATTTGTGGCTTTTTTACCCAAGTATTTTTAGTCAAACTATATACAGCTTGACTTCGGTTAACTTCATTAACATCTTGAATATAAACTTCCACCGGATGATTACCAATTCGAATATCGTGCGAATCATTCCATTTACTTTTTAATCCACCCACATAATTCTTAACAATTTCTTTATTATCAGCAATCTTAGAAAAGTCTACAAGCAAATGTAAATCTATATCACTGGTGGGTGACCAATTATATCCGGCGGTACTACCAAGAAAATATACATTTTCAAGCGGTACATTCAAATCAGTATCTTTGTAGAAAGTATTTGCTATAGTTAATAGTTTATTTAATACTTCAGGCTTTATTTCATCTTTAGTTGCCCAAATTTCAGGATTTAAAATACTATTATAAATTCTATGTTTTTCTTTAATACCCAACATTTCTTTTAGTTGATTAATAGTATCTATAGCATTTTTATGCAATATTGCTTTGCCACCAGCATTTATAAAATCATTTACATTATCTTCACGATCATCTATTAAAATACTATCAGCATTTGCAAACTTTGCTTTTAAATTTCTATGCGGTACCAAATTAGCTTCAATATCAATCTTATTATTAGCTAACCATTGCTTTTTACCAATATAAGATAATTTACTAGGTGCATGACTCAATATTTCTACAGGTAAATTTTTTACAAAATTATAAAGCAACTTACCATCTTTCATCCAAGGCATTGTAGAATAATATTCAGGACAATTTTTATCAACAAATTTAAATCTATTTTTTTTGCCATGCTCAACATCATAAGTTTCTACAGGCACTCCACCACTATAGCGCTTAAACTGTGATTCCCAATCACTTATTACTCCATCCATATCCAAATATATTTTATGTTTATTAGTAATCATTTATAATAAATAGTAGCATATCAAGCGCTTAACTTTAATTTAACTATCAATAATTTAGTATTATTTAATTAATATTTAACAACCACTTAATTCAACAAGCGCTTGCTTATGCTTATACTTTATATAAATTATAAAGTCAAGACTATTAATAATTATAATTTTAATTTGGCTTAATAGGCCATACAATATTATCTAAATCATCTGCGATTTGAGGTATATCTCTTAAAGACTGTCTATATTGTCTCCATGCAGTTTTTTGCGCATCTGAATAAGCTTCCCATCTATCAATTGTGACGTAACTATCAGATTCGTTTAAAAGTTCATCACGATACAGTCTTACTTTTATTAGCTTATCTGATTTAATTTCCACATCTGTTTTATCTAAAACCACACCTGTATAAACTATATTATCTTTCAGTATAGGCACATCTAATAAATTAAAGATTTGTGTTTCTGGATTATGTGGTATATATTCAAGTACTTTATATAAATTGTGAGTCTGTAAAAATTCATCAGGTATTCCAACGTCAGGAAATGAAACGTTAGGAAACATTGTATAGATACTCTGTATATAAATTGAATTGTTTATTATTTTTGCTACTTTCATAATTTTATTATTTTGATCCACCCGCAGTTAAATACGCAACTCTTTGATAACTTCTATCCGCCGCGTTAAACATAAATTTATCTACAGCTGGAACTGTAGCACTTAAACCGCTATAAAGAGCGCTGCCAGCTCCAAATGTAATATAAGCGTTGCTACCAATATATGCAGTGGTTCTGGATGTGCCAAAAAATGTTGTTGATGCTATTGTTACTGAAACGAAAGCATCATCCACACTCGCATTTTGTAAACTGGTCCAATTTGTAGGAGGCCAACTACCCACAGAGCTTGCCCCTAAAGAAGGGTTTGTTGATCCTGCGGCTGTTGCGACTCCGTTTATATATTGATAACCAGC